CACTATAAAAAGATGCTGCCTTTATTGGACAAGCACCCTTTGGTTGGAGAGATTATTGTCATTGACAATGATACATCACAAACCGATCAAAGCATTCTCGATCTAAAGAAGATCGTTTACTTGCCTCAAAAAGAAAACATCTATGTCAATCCTGCTTGGAATCTTGGTGTAAGTGTTTCCAAATACGACGAGCTGTTTATTTTAAATGACGATTGCCTCATTAATCCGAATTGTTTGACCCAGATTATCTGGAAGATCTCTGCTGATAAAGGAATACTTGGCTTCTCCGAGTTAAGTTATTGCGGATATTCTTTCGAAACATTCGATCAAATGTGTTCTATGGGTATCGGTTCTGTCGTAGAATTCGAGCCAGTAGATGTGTTAAATAACACACAGACTTCTGGAATGCCGCATTTCTCTTATGGGAGCGCAATGTTTCTTCATAAACAAAGTTACTATACAATTCCAGAAGAACTTAAAATTTATTTCGGCGACTTGTTTATTTTCTTGATGAATTTAAAACACAAGAAAATTAATTATACAATTGAAGAAGGTTTGGTTTGCACCAAAATGTCATCAACCGTCAGCAACGAAAATCCTCAGATAGAGTATGAGCGAAAGATCTTTAATGATGTGTTTGGAAGATATGGGTTGCTCAATCTAAAAGTAAACTAAATGCTCTATCCCACATTACTTGCAGGGTTAAAAAAAGGTTGCTAAATCGAAAGAAGTAGGGTATAATAGTTATACAAAGGGCATCTACAATTTCATGATGCGCGAAGATTTTGGAATTTCTCATACTGATAAGGTGAACAAAAATGAGTCTACTCGAAAAGTTAAAGAAAAACACGACGATTAAAGATACTGCTATTCTTGCAAAGTCTAAGTTCTTTGCTGCCAAGGATATGGTACAAACCAAGATTCCTGTGGTGAACGTCGCATTCTCTGGCGATCTTGATGGTGGCTTCACTCCTGGACTTACGATGTGGGCTGGTCCGTCGAAGCACTTCAAGACTGCGTTCAGTCTCTTGATGGCAAAAGCATATCAAGACAAGTATCCTGATTCTGTTGTTCTATTCTATGACTCAGAGTTTGGTACTCCGCAAAACTATTTCACTTCGTTTGGTATTGATACCGATCGCGTTGTTCATACTCCAATCACGGACGTTGAGCAATTGAAGTTTGATATTATGCAACAGTTGACTCAGATTGAGCGCGGCGAGCGTGTGATGATCGTCATTGACTCAATTGGTAACTTGGCTTCGAAGAAAGAAGTTGAAGATGCGTTGGATGGCAAGTCAGTCGCTGACATGAGCCGCGCAAAGCAAATTAAATCCCTGTTCCGTATGGTGACACCACACCTCACCCTGAAGGACATTCCTATGGTCGTAGTAAATCACACCTATAAAGAAATAGGTCTGTATCCCAAGGATATTGTCGGTGGCGGAACAGGCTCTTATTACTCTGCTGATAACATTTACATTCTTGGTCGTCAGCAGGAAAAAGATGGAACTGATTTAATTGGTTACAACTTTATTATCAACGTAGAGAAGTCTCGTTATGTTCGTGAAAAAGCCCGTATCCCTGTCACTGTTCGCTTCGATGGTGGTATTTCTCGTTACAGTGGTCTTTTGGACATGGCACTTGAGTCTGGTCATGTTACGAAGCCTAACGTAGGTTGGTACGCAAAGGTCAATACTGCCACTGGAGAGGTTGAAGCAAAGAAGTGGCGTATTGCTGATACTGATACACCAGAGTTTTGGGATAGCATTCTTTCCAGTGAATCATTTAAGGAATGGGTTCGTAAGAACTATCAGTTTAGTTCTGCTGTTGCTGGTAGTTTATCATCTGCTGTAGAAGAGTCTGAAGATGATTGAAAACTTAATCGCTAAACTTGAATTTTGGTACGTCAAGAAATTTTTCAAAGTTGAGAAGCAATACACTTTCTTCGTGGACCTCAATGGTCCACCTGGAAGTTTTGCGGTCAAATTCTTGGGAAAATATGATGGCGTAATCGTCGAGTTTACTGATGTGAAAGTTGGCGATGATGGTTTGATGACGTTTGATTATGATATCATCTCGAATGTAAACAACGTAGACACCAAGAGCAAATCGTTTCAGCGATTTACTTCTAACGTGATGCGTAGTATACTTCTGAGTGCAATTGATAATGCGATGAAGGAAGGCAATGAAAACAGAAACACTGATTTTGTCGAATCTGATGCGGAACGAGTCTTTCATGAGGAAGACTCTGCCCTTTCTGAAGAAAGAGTATCTGACCGAAAGCCACGAAAGAAAAGTATTCGAGGAAATAAAGGAGTTCATCCTAAAGTATAACAGTCTGCCACCAAATGCAGCACTGGAAATTTCTTTAAAAGAATCTACCAAACTCACTGAAGTTGAGTTAAATAAGTCACTCGAACTCCTAAAGGAAATCTCGAATGACAAATCAGAGCAAAAACTCGAGTGGCTCCTTGACACCACAGAAAAGTTTTGCCAAGAAAAAGCAATCTATAATGCTATCATGGACAGCATTCAGATACTTGATGGCAAAGATCAAGCGAGGGGCAAAGGAAGCATTCCTACTCTTTTGTCTGATGCTCTGGGGGTTAGTTTCGATCCTCATATTGGTCACGACTTTTTGGATAATTACGCTGATCGGTATGATTTCTATCATCGTATCGAGAAAAGAATCCCCTTCGATCTTGAGTATTTCAACAAGATCACTAAAGGTGGATTGCCGCAAAAGACCCTTAACATTGCTCTTGCAGGTACTGGCGTCGGCAAGTCTCTGTTTATGTGTCATGTGGCTGCTAGTTGCTTGGTTCAAAACTACAACGTTCTATACATTACTCTAGAAATGGCTGAAGAGAAGATCGCCGAAAGAATCGACGCGAATCTTCTCAACGTCTCTCTTGATGATCTCATGAACATGCCAAAAGACATGTATGAGAAGCGCATGGGTAAACTCAGGGGTTCTGTCAAGGGTAAGTTGATCATCAAGGAATATCCAACCGCTTCTGCGAATCCTGCTCACTTCCGCGCATTGATTAACGACCTTGCACTGAAGAAGAACTTCCGTCCAGATATTATTTTCATTGACTATCTAAATATTTGCGCATCGTCTAGAATTAAGGCAGGTGCAAATGTAAACAGTTATACTTACATCAAGGCTATCGCTGAAGAACTGCGCGGTCTTGCGGTGGAGAATAATGTCCCGATTGTTTCTGCAACTCAAACAACTCGTTCAGGGTTCAGTAACTCGGATCCTGGACTCGAAGATACTTCTGAATCGTTCGGTCTACCTGCGACTGCTGACTTTATGTTTGCTCTTGTTAGCACTGAAGAGTTGCAGCAACTTAATCAGTTACTCGTCAAGCAACTTAAAAATCGTTATAACGATCCCAACCTCCATAAACGATTTACGATTGGAGTTGACAGAGCCAAGATGAAGTTGTACGATCTTGAACAGAAAGCCCAAGATGCAGTGATGCAGGAAAACAATTCAAAGCCAGTCTTTGATCGCAGTAGAAACAGCGGTGACAAGTTTAAGAACTTGAAGGTATGAAATTAGATAAAATAGAAAAGAAAGTGAACAAACTCATCCCTACATGGGTGGGTAAGAAACACGTTCCTTCTATTATTCGTCAATTGAACAAAACCTTTGAGAAGTCTATAATTTATTTCTCATCTGAGAGATATGAGGAATTATTTTACAAAGACCATTCTGTTATAGTTTCTGGACAATATTGCCCTAGAATCATGTCAACGATACCTGAGAATATTCAGATAATATTGAGTTTCCCAAAAGAATCTAAAAAAGCAATTATAAGTAAAAAGTGCGCCAATAATCTTGCAGTTAAAATTATACGCGCAATACATCACGAGTATCGCCACAAACATCAACAGCGTGGGCGTGGGTATGTGTTCACAAAGCAGTATCGTACGAAAAAGAACGAAAAAGAGCGATTAAAGTTGCACTATTATGGCAACCCAGATGAGATCGACGCTCATGCTTATGAAACTCAGGCTGAGAAATTAGATATAAATAGATTACGAATCGCACATCGTATTGATTGGCGCGAGTCTGAAGCAGTGTTTATGTATCGGAAGCACTTTCGTAAACGAGATCCGAAGGTTTGGAAACGATTTTTGAAAAAGGTTTATAAAAATAGTTTATGACTATATTCGTGACTGGTGGTTTGGGATTTATTGGTTCTAACTTTGTATTTGCCCACCTAAAAGCGCATCCCGCTGATACCGTTGTCATTCTCGACAACTATTCATATGCAGCAAATACTAATAATATTCTTGGTCTTCACGAAGATCATCGCGTAAGGATTCAGCGCGTAAACATCTGCAACACTAATCGAATGATGCAGTTGTATGAAGAGTATCAGCCATCTAAGACGTATCATTTTGCCGCTGAATCGCATGTCGATAATTCAATTGCTGGAGACGATGAGTTTCTTGATACCAATATTCTTGGCACCCATGTAATTCTAAAGTGCATTCGCAAGTATGGTGGTCGCCTGATTCATATCTCCACAGATGAGGTTTATGGAAGTCTTGGTCCGAATGATCCAGGGTTTACTGAGATGACTCCGTATGATCCGCAAAATCCATACTCAGCGACAAAAGCAGCATCTGATCATCTAGTTCGTGCTTATGTGAACACACATAAAATTGATGCAGTTGTGACTAACTGTTCGAACAACTACGGTCCTCGTCAACACAAAGAAAAGTTTATTCCAACAGTTATTCGCCATATTCAAGAGAACAAGCCTGTTCCAGTCTATGGTACTGGGCAAAATGTTCGCGATTGGCTATTTGTCGAAGATCATTGCGATGCTTTGATTTTAATCGGCGACAAAGCCGAAACTGGTGCTCGTTATAATATTGGTGGTGGCTTTGAGTGCACAAACGTTGAACTCGTTTCGCTTATTCTTGATGTCATGGGTAAACCAGTGCACATGTATCAAGATTGGATTAAATTTGTGGAAGATCGTAAAGGTCATGACTTGCGTTATTCAATGAATTCATTTAAACTACAAGCAGATCTTGGATGGG